CGTCCTCGTCAGTCCACCCGGCAATCGGCACCTGTTCTAGCCGCGCGTAGGCCGGCGCGGTTAACTCGGCGTCCTTGCTCTTCCGCTGGACGATCTGGATCGGGTCTTGTCCCTTGGCGGGAACCACCGAGATCTCGATATCCAGCGCCCCGCGCCAGGCGCTCGACCCGCGCGCCCGATGCTGGGCCTCCTCCATCACGCCGGTGTGATGGACGAGGAGCACCGAGCATCCGAACTCCGTCATAAGCCGAGCACATGCGTCGAGCATCGACTTGGCGTCCTGCGCCGAGTTCTCATCGCCCGCCAAGAACCGATGCAGCGTATCAACGACGATCAGGACAGGCCGGCGGTCGAGCGCGCGGATGGCTTCGGCGGTCCGGCGATACCCGTCCGGCGTGTTGAGGTCGAGGCCATCTCGGGACAGCCACATGTCCAGACGCTCGACGCCGTGATGCTGCTTCCAGGCCGCTATTCTGGCCCGTAGGCCCGCGTGACCCTCGCCCGCTAGATAGACGACCGGCCCCGGCTTCACCCTCGCCTGTCGCCAGATTTCCCGCCCTGCTGCTAGCGTTAAGGACCAGTCGAGGACGACGAACGTCTTACCGCCTCCGGACGGCCCGTGAACCATGAGAAGGCTCTCGGCTTGGAGCCATCCGCGCACAAGCCATCGGATCGGGGATGGCTGTGCGCTGAACTCGTCTGCCGGGATAAGCCAGCCGTCTGCCGGCGGGTTGAGGAGCGCCGCGAGGTCGTGACCAGCCGCGCGGTAGTCGTTGGCGTCGCCGGGTGTCGGCGGGACCACCACCCGAGCGCCGTGTTTTGCCGCCGCTTGCTCGGCGTACCGTTGCCCAACGCCACTGGCGTCGTGGTCCGCTACGATCACCATCTCGCGAGCGGGAAAGCGCGCCCGAAGGCTCCCGGCGACCGGGACCAGGTTCGATGCGCTGTAGGCCACGACCACCGGCCTGTCGGCCACCTCGTAGATCGTGGCGGCAGTCGCAAAGCCCTCGGCCAGATAGATCGGCCCGCTATCGGCCTCCAGATCGCCAATCCACCAGCAAGAGCCACCGGCCTGACCGCCGGGATGATAGAGCTTCTGGCCGTCCGCCGCGATGTATTGGAGCGAGACCAGATCGCCGTCTGGCTGATAGAGCGGGACCACCAGACGCCCGTCGCCCGTGACCCGCGCGCCGTGCGCCTGAATGCCCTTCCGCGCGAGGTAGGGATGCGCTGGCGCGGCGGGTCCGCACCCTTCCCAGATCGCCGCGACAGTGTCGGCGGCTGTCTCGCGCGTCCGCTGCCGCTCTGCATCGCGAGCCGCGATGGCCTCGGCCATCCGGCGCGCATGCGCCATCTCCTCGACCGCTGTCACCGTGCGCCCGACATCGGCCCGCCATGAATGCTCGATGCCCGCGCGCCAACAGCCGAACCGACCGGCGGGGATGCCGTCGCCAAAGGCGATGTACCAGCCGGACTTGTCGCCCGCACCCGGTCGGCCCTTCGCCCCAGTGACGAAGCGATGGAGCGCCCCGTCGAGGTGGATTGCGGCCGGTGGCGTTATGCCCGCCGACGCCATCGCATCGCGCAGCTGCTGCTCCGGTGGTTCCGGCGCGCGATCTTTCGGCGGCGACCATGAGCCGCCGAGAATGGACCTGAGATCTGCCATGTAGCCTCCTTGTGTAGAGCGCCATCGTGGACCAGACGCCGAAACTTTGCAACGCGCGAGAAAAGCGACGTTGACATCGGCCCGCGATCTGGCGCAGATTGTTGGAACGCCGACCGGAATGGTCCGACTGGCGGGAAAAGGAAGAACCATCATGGCAATCAGGATCAGCCGCACCAGCGGTCTGTCCGCCAATGGCGTCAAGCTGTTGGTGTATGGACAGGCTGGCGCGGGGAAAACGACGCTCATCAAGACGCTGCCCGCACCGATCGTGCTGTCAGCCGAGGGCGGTCTGCTGTCCATTCAGGATGCCGATCTCCCATACATTGAGGTCTCGGACATGACCACGCTGCGCGAGGCGTGGTCCTGGCTGGCGAGCAGTTCCGAGGCGGCCGAGTTCAAATCGGTGGCGCTCGACAGCATCAGCGAAATCGCTGAGGTCTGTCTCAACGCCGAGAAGAAGGCGACCAAAGACCCGCGCCAAGCGTACGGCGCGATGCAGGAGCAGATGACCGACATCATCCGGTCGTTTCGCGATCTGCCTGGGCGGCATGTGTACATGTCGGCCAAGGTCGAGAAGACGCAGGACGAGATGGGGCGCGTCCTCTATGCCCCCTCGATGCCGGGGAACAAGACCGGCCAGGCGCTGCCATACTTCTTTGACGAGGTTCTCGCGTTGCGCGTCGAGCGCGACGCCGAGGGCGCATCGCAACGCGCACTCATGTGCGACAGCGATGGGCTGTGGCAAGCGAAGGACCGCAGCGGGAGGCTGGCCGCATGGGAAGCCCCCGATCTCGGGGCGATCATCCGCAAGATCCAAGGAGACAACGCATGACGGAAATGCAGACGCTCAGCGAGTTGTGGCTCGCGGCGAAGGAAACCGAGCGAGTGGCGGTGGAAGAGCGTCGAAAGATCGAGGACCGGTTGTCGAGTTTGATCGGTATCGCGGAGACGCTCGAAGGCACCGAGACGGCGACGCCAGACGGCTTTGTCATCAAGGTCGTCGGACGCATGAACCGGAAGGTCGATGCGGACAAAGCCCAGGAGATCGCAGCCGAGCATGGCATCGAGGCGCATCTCTCGACGATCTTCCGTTGGAAGCCCGAGATCGATGCGAGGGCCTGGAAGGCCGCGCCCGACAGCGTGACCACGCCACTGCTCGCAGCGATCACCACCACGCCGTCTCGTCCCAGCTACACCATCACCAGGAAGGAGTGACCTATAATGGCTCTGCTCAATCAATCGTTCCGCGCTGACGATCTCCCGGCTTCGGGCAATTACGATCCCATCCCGGCGGGCAAGTATCAGGCCAAGATCACCGAGGCCAGCGTCGGCATCACGAAGTCCGGCACGGGAGAATACATCAAGGTCCGGTGGGACATCCTCGGCCCCGCGCACCAGGGGCGCGTGGTGTTCCAAAATTTGAACATACGCAATCAGTCGTCAGCGGCTGAGGAGATCGGACGTCGCCAGCTTGGCGAAATCATGCGGGCGATCGGGCTCGCAGCAGTTCAGGACACGGACCAGCTGATCGGCGGCGAGGCCGAGATCAAGGTCGCGGTGAAGCAGTCGGACGAATACGGCCCGCGTAACGAGGTGGCGGCGACGATGCCGCTTGCGAAGGGTCAGCTTCCGCAGCCGATGGCGACGAGCAAGCCAGCCATGTCTGCGCCCGCTGCTGCGCCGTCTCGCGCCGCTCCGCCGTGGGCTCGCAAGGCATGAATGAAAATGGGGCGGCAGCGGTGGATTGCTGCCGCCCCAAGTCTACAGGGAGGAGGAAACCGCATGGCGACAGTTCCCGAGGCCAATCATAGCACTGCCGCGCTCATTGACAAGCACCACGAGGCGATGGCTGACGATCCGCATCGCGACCATCTCGGCGCGTCGATGCTCGGGCATAAATGCGAGCGATATCTGTGGCTCAGCTTTCGCTGGGCATTCCGCGAGCAGATCCCCGGTCGCATCCGGCGGCTGTTCCGGCGCGGTCACAACGAGGAGGCGTCGATCATTACGGATCTGCGCGCCATAGGCTGCGTGGTGCATGATCGGATGCCAGACGGACGCCAATATCGCGTCGAGCTTGCCCCGCATGTTGGTGGATCGCTCGACGCCATCATCGACAGCGGCGTCCCAGAGGCTCCGAAGACGCGGCATGTGGCCGAGTTCAAGACGCATGCGCGCAAGTCGTTCGATGACCTCGTCGCGAACGGCGTGGCAAAATCCAAGCCGCTGCACCATGTCCAGATGCAAGCCTACATGCACGGCATGGACATAGACCGCGCGCTCTATGTCGCCGTGTGCAAGGATGATGACCGGCTGCACGTCGAGCGCATCGAGCGCGATAGAGCCGTGGCCGAGAAGCACATTGAGCGGGGCGCGAGGATTGCGCTGGCCGAGCGGATGCCGCCCGGTATCAGCGATGATCCGTCATGGTACGAGTGCAAGTTCTGCCCGGCGCGCGACCTATGCCACGGATCGCGCAAGACGACGGAGATCAACTGCCGCACATGCGCGCACTCGACGCCCGGCGGCGACGGGCAATGGCGCTGCGCGCGGTGGGGCGACGAGACGATCCCGTCGGACGCGCAGCGCATCGGCTGCGGGTCGCATGTGTTCCACCCTGATCTGGTGCCGTGGCAGCTCCACGACAGCGGCATCGAATGGGTGGCGCTATGGGAGATCGACGGCGCGATGGTCGCCAACGGCGAGGCCGATGCGAACGTGTATTCCAGCCGCGAGATCCTCGGAGAGGCCGATGCTCCGTGAATATCAACGCCGCGCCATAGACATGCTATATGCGTGGCTCGAAAAGAACGCCGGGCACCCTTGCCTAGTCCTGCCGACAGGCTCGGGCAAGAGCCACATCGTCGCCGCGCTATGTAAGGACGCGGTTCAGAACTGGCCCGAGACGCGCATCCTCATGCTCACGCATGTGAAAGAGCTGATCCAACAGAACGCCGAGAAGATGCGCCAGCACTGGCCTGGCGCGCCGCTCGGGATCTACTCGGCCAGCTTGCGTCGCCGCCAGCTTGACGAGCCGATCACATTCGCCGGCATTCAATCGATCATCAGCCAGATCGACAGGATAGGTCATGTCGATCTGGTCATCATCGACGAGTGCCACCTCGTCAATCACAAGCAGCAGGGCAGCTATCGTGTGCTGATCGATCATCTGGTGAAGGTCAATCCGGCCCTGCGCGTGGTCGGCCTGACGGCGACGCCGTATCGCCTCGGGCACGGCATGATCACCGATGCGCCCGCGTTGTTTTGGGATCTGGTCGAGCCAGTCAGCGTCGAGGAGCTGATCTACAAGGGCTTCCTTTCGCCGTTGCGATCAAAGGCGACAGCAGCCAAGATCGATGTCGGCGGCGTCCACAAGCGAGGCGGAGAATACATCGA